GGAGAAGATCGCTGAGTTGGATTTTGAACTACGGACAAGAATGGTACAATAACTTCGTTATAAATGCGTTCAGGCATCAATAGAAACTCGTCAATAATAATACGATGAAAACGAAAACCACGAAGTTTTTCGCCATCGCCCAAAGGTAATGCGCGAATACGACTTTTACCTATTTCCATCAACCATTCATCATTATTTTTTGATACATGAGTAATACATTGTTTTAAAAGATAGGCTTCTGGCTTGGCGGCAATATCTTCTATTTTTTTAAATATCATTTTTGACTGACGAAAAGAACGAGACATAATACCTATCTCTATTCCTTGATTTAATATCGCGTCTAGAATGGCAAAAATACCAGTAGTATAACTTTTACTCATGCCACGCGACCAAACTCCTAAAAAATAATCGCTTTCCAACATTGACTTGACAGCCATATGTTGAAATGGAAACAATTTAACTCCTGTAATTAAATCAGTAGTAAAAGTAATATTGTTTCTCAAGAATTGATAAAATAAAAGCTTCGCTTCACGTTCTTCCAAGAAGCCTTGCTTTTCAGAAAGCTCTTCATTAGAAATAAACTGATTTTTTCTTATTCTTTGGTTACCTGTTTCCCAACTCATGATCTAAAAAGTATTGTAAATCTACTTGCCATAAATCTTTTCCAAAATATAAAAGCTTTGGTATGATTTCGATTGATTTTTTTCGACTACCCGTAAATACAAACTGAACATGTCTAGGATATTTATGAGTCAAATGGCGCATGTTATGAAATACATATTCTAAGTTTGTTTTTCTTTTATATTTTCGATGATTGTCTATTATACTATCTATTGTGGACTCTATTACAATAAATAAATATCCTTCCAATTCAAAAGTCCTTTGGATTTCTCTTTCAAAACGATCAACCCCAGAAGCTAAAGTTCCTAAAAAGTCATTTTCGCTTTTTCTATCTACAAAAGTATAATTATATTCTTGAGCGTTCATCAAATAATCACCAATAAATAATTTTTCAATCTTTACATTAGGAAATTCCAAAGGATCTTGTTCGCGAGTATCGACAAGCATAGTTTCATTCTTTAAAGAAACTTTATTAAAAGTTTTTGGCAAAGGCTTATTAAAAAGCGGCTCTTTATCCAACAATTTACAAACAGAATTATAAGATCCAAAATGCTTCTTGAATATATTTATATTTGGAAGATCCAAAGTCTTCAATTCATTATGAAAAGGTGCGTAATGATAATTTTTTTCTTGTATTCTATTTTTTAGCATCGATACGCATTTTGTTTTTACGATTTCTTGATTCTCTGATCTTTCCCATTCAGAAAATTCATTATAATCAAGGAACTCCGTTTCAAAATATTCTCTTTTATTTTTAAATGGTATTTGTTTTTTATAAAAAAATGAAAAGCGAGGATAATATTTACAATAATACTCTCCTTGATATAGATTATGTTTCTTTAAATGGGCATGAAAACATTTATCATTTACAAAAGATTCTTGACAGACTTTACATTCGATCATATAGCATCTTCTTTTGTAATTCCTAAAATTCTAGCTTTCCATGCAGACATCGTTTCCAATCTATCAGCTTCTTCTTTGACGACTTTCTTTTGCATTTCTGCAATCTGAATCATCATCTTTCTTTCGTTTTCGTCTTGGAATAATTCTACCAAACTAAGTATCGAAGCGTTCTTTTGTTGATGAGATTCTATACGCTTAGATCGTTCGACATTCAATTTCTGCAAAGACTTATCTATACGTTGGGCGCATTGATTATATTCTTCTGAAATAGTCTTCAAAACTTCAGTCAATCGCATTGTAAAATCTTTTTGTTCTTGAGTATCGTTGAACATTTCATTTACTTTATTTTTTTTCATATCAATTTGTTTAAGATTGATGTAATCCATGCAAACATTTATATATAAATTAGTTTCATCAATCGTAAGATCTGGCTTGTCCCAAACTGAACGTACAAACTCAGCTTCAAAAAGATCTTTATCATTAGAGCTACGATAAGAATCGTAGTTTTGTACAAAGCGTGGACTATTTAAATAAGTCAATAGCTTTTCTAAATATTTTCTATGCTGCAATGTTAATTTATCCTCAGATAAATCTTGTCCAGCCCATTTATTTACTTTCTTGATGGCAGAAGATAAACTTCTTGGCACGACATATTTTTCATTAACTGCTGATTCGCTTTCAACCAAATAATCTGGATGCTTTTCTTTGATATATTTGTGTACTGCCCTGTATTGAGGCGTAATAAAAACATTTAGATTAGATACTCCTGCTAATTCTTTAGAAAACAATAATTCTGTGATTTGTTTTGGAGTTATTCCTGTTCTGATATTACTGTCTATAAATTCTATGTGCGCCGCAGTAAGTGCTTCTGGGTCCGCTTTTGGTTTGGCTTTTTCTTTCTTGCTTATGGACCCAGAAGAGATCATATAATCTCTTACTAGCTTTGATTCTTTTGAACGGCCATGCAAATCTTCTCTTTTAAATAAAAGATTAGCTATAACAATATAATCTGTTAGCCCTTCTTCTATTTTTTTATTGATAAATACTTGTTGCTCTTCAGATAAATCACTCATTGTTAAAAACGTCGTTATCTTTTATCAAATTTTTCGCTTTTAGATATAGCATTTTTTTTAAATTTTTAATCTGCTTGTATCCAGCCTTACGACCCTTCTCATTGGTCTTGAATTTTAAAAATCTTGCTACTTCATCATCAGTAAGACAGTCAATAAAAAACATTTTATAAACAAAAAACTGTTTATCGTTTAAATTCTCCTTCATTAAAGAATGAAGTTTCTTTTCAGCATTAGAAAAATTAACAGACTCATTTTCTGGTATAGAAATAAAATAATTTTGATGGTTTTGCAAACTTACTGTCATTTTTAAATCGTAAGCATTCTTTTTTGTCTTTTCCCATTTAGCGTATAATGGACATTCGTTGCATTGTTTTTGACTAGGAGTGAATCCACAAGCATTGTCATCTCCAGCAGAAGTCGCTCCTTTATTAGTATTAAAAGAGCAATTTACACACGGCTTTACAAAACAACTATAAGAATTTCTGATTATGTTTTTTATCTGATTTGAGACTATCCTATTAACCCAAGGCTCTATGGGTCGCTTTTGATCCCATAGATGCCATTTTTTATGTATATGAATCTTTATTATCTGCTCAATGTCTTCAAAGTCGAACCAAACAATTGCTTTTAACTTCCACTTGGCTTTTCTTTTCTTTATGACTTGATCTATGATTTCATACATTTCTTCAAAAGTTTTTTTGTTTTTATGCTTCATTTATTTCTTTGAAGTTCTTACTAGGAGCGCACTCTTTTAATGATTGTGACAAGTATTCTTCCTTAGTAAGCTTGCTGACATTGCCTCTCGGTCTAGAAAATTTTTCAGAAGATGGAGGAGAATGAATTATTTCACTTGCTAGAAACTTATTCTTCTCTGGTCTTTCAATTTCATATTCTAAGCGTCTTGGCTTGACTACAGAAGTAGGCAAACCATCTTCGTCTACTTCTTTTTGTGTAGTTTGAATTTGTTTTCTAATCTGGGGTTGTTGAACATTCGTCATTAAAGCTGTTCCACAGCTAGAACAAAACTTCGATCCAACCCCATTTTTAAAACCACATTGGCTACAGTACATACACCAATATTATATCACTGTATATTAGTTTTATCTAATTTTTTAAATACTGAAACTATATACTTTAATATTTCACTACGCATGATATCTTCTTCATCGAATTGGAAACAATAAATTCCTCTGTCTTCGCTTTCTTTGTTATTGAAAAGATCGTATACTCTCATGAAACCAGATTTGTTGCCAATGTCTGATTGCATAGCATCACCGCAGATAAACATTTTAGTATTTTCTCCAATACGAGTGAGAAGCGTGACTAATTCTTTACTGCTATAGTTTTGAGATTCGTCTGCGATAATTACTTTATCATTCCAAGTTGCTCCTCTTAAGAAATTAATTGGCAAAGCTTCGATAAAACCATTGGTTTCTAAGTATTTTGATTGACTCATAGGAAGCAGCTCATCCAATTTATCATACAAAGGCATCATAAATGGATTAAACTTTTCATCTACAGTCCCAGGAAGAGATCCTAACGCTCTTTCTCCAGATTCCGCTATCGTTCTTATATATTTCAATTCTGCTCTCGAATTCATATTTAAAATATGAAGCGCACAGTAGACTGCTAAAAAGGTTTTAGAAGAACCTGCTGGACCATTGATAAAAATAATTTTAGTATTCTTATCAAATGCTATCTGCGCGAAACTTTTTTGCTTATCTGTTAAATTGAAGTTTTTAATGTTCAATTTAACTGATCTAAAATGATTATCAGCAATAATTTCGTTTAGATCTTCTTTTTCTTTTTGAATTTTCTTCTTTTTGGTTGACATGTTATGAAAGGAGTTACACTATATTGTATGATTTTTCATTGTCTAAGTGTTCCGTACTCACCTACAAGTAAAAACATATCTTTGTGTGCGTTTGTTCAAAAGGTTTACAAATTTTGTGATGAAATGACCAAAAGAGGTCACACTGTTTATCATTATGGTCATGAAAACTCTAGTGTTAATTGCACAGAACATATTAATGTTACTAATAATGATATATT